TAGTCACCTCTGCCACCGAGCCATTGCCGATCAGACCCTTGTCCATGGTCCAGTCGTTACCATCTGCATCGGTGACCTTCGGTGCACCGCCTGCTTGTGGCAGTTCAGTGCCATCCTTACGGGTGACCTTGTGCTTTCGTTCAAACTTGATAACCAACTCCCCGTCCATCAGACGTTTCTGGTTAGGCTTCTTGCTTGATCCTGCACTCTTCAGCTTATCAAATTCTTCTTTCGACAGCTTCTGTTGTACAGTGTAGGCACCCTCGAACTCCACATAGGAACCCTCGTAACCATTCATGTCACGGTTACCTTCGAATACCTTTGCCCACTCGACAGGTCCGACAGTCTTTACTTCTACGTACTTAGCCATGTGTATCTCCTTTGGCTGTGGTTGTATGGTTGATTATACAGCTTGATCAATGTGTGTCAAGCCAACTCTTACCTATGTCTGTTGATCCTGCAAGAGGACACATCAGACCTAGTTCTTTTCCTACGTCTTCGATTGCCTTTCGTTGTATGTCTCCAAGTAATTCTGCTGTAGCCTTTGATCCGTATACCTCAGTCTGCCATTCATCATGTGGCCACGTCACTAACTTAAACTTTATGCCAATGTCTCTGGCATCCTTGATCCACTTGCGTGTAGCCCACTTCATGATGGTGCTTTCACCATTCTGTAGCATACCTGCCAGTGTCTTGTGTTCACTAGGAACCTTGACCTTGCGACCATCATAGCCTCGGAAGTATCCACGTTCAGCTATGTTAGGGATAACCTTGGTCTTTAGTTTACGCAGGCCAGTGATACTGTCCATGAAGTTCTCCACTGCCTGCGTTGCCTGACGTTGGTCTGTCTTCAGGATCTGGCTGATCTTGCCTACACCAGCACCGAGTAGGAAGGCGTAGATGAATGTCTTAGCCATGTCTCTGGTGATGTGCGGTAGGCCAAGAGCCTTGCGGTTCAGGTTATGAATGTCTGTCTCGTCTTCCTTCTTGCCAGTGATGATAGCATCCACATACTCCTGAGACTGCATCAGGTCTGCAAGTATCCTTAGCTGGATGCCTTCTGCATCTGTTCCTACAAGCCAGTTACCTTCCTCTACTGCCCAGAGGCCACGGAAATTACCATCATACTTAGCCTTCACCTCTTCCACTGCAGTCCTTGGTTGTCCATGGAAAGCAGAAGGGATGTTAGCTTGGTTAGGGGCAGAGTGTGCAAGCCTGCCTGTCCATGCCCCGATGTGGGTGAACCTGCCATGGATACGGTTATCATCTGCTACACAGCCGAGCCACTCAGCTAGGCTAGACCTACGTCCTTCCAGTGTAAGCCACTCGGCCAGTGCCTTGGCACCAGACGGTGCATCAGGCGGCAGGGTGTTGAGATTAGTCTCATTGCACATCCATCCGTAGTAGGCAAACTGCTTGGCCTTCTCCTCGTCTTCACTCCGTTCACGTTGGAACTTGATATGCCCCATGGTCTTGTCAACAGGGTGCCAGCCTGCCTCCCATAGTCTTTCGATCCTCTGCTTTGTAGACCCGGGGTTGAAGGACACATAGTCATGACACACTAACTCTGGTTCATCCATCGTATCCACGTAGGTGTGTGGGTATTTCTCCAGTGCGTCTGTCACAGACTTATACAGTGAGCCATCAGCCTTGGTACGATACTTAATCCTCTTCACCTCTGTCAGAACAGGTGGGAAGTCCACTTGGAACTGTGCCTCTAGTTCTTCCATGCGACACAGTATCTCACCCAAGTATTCCTCGGCCTTGTCCTGATCGAAGTAGAAACCATTGGTTGTCATCTCTTCACAGATGATCTGGATATCATGTTCGATACGCAGGGCAGGTGCCCACTGCTTATCCATGATCACTGGCTTGAACTTGTTGAACAGTTTGACTGTCACTGCCACGTCATTGATGCAGTAGTCTTCCATCTCTTGGGTGAGGCCACCCTCGAAGTCCTTGAAGTGTCCCTTGAATAGGCCGAGACGTTTACCCCATGCATCCAGTGAGTGACCATCCTTGATGTTGTAGTCAACAAGACGTGAGACAATCAGAGTGTCGATTACCTTGTGTAGTGGGATGGTGTTACCAAGGATACGGTTAAGCACAGGCACATCGAAGCCAATGCCATTGTGGAATACAAACTTATCCACACTGTGGCAGTAGTGCTTGAACCTCATAGCCTCGGCAGGGTCAGAGGTGAGGTTACGAAAGATATCTGTAGCACCTGTCTTCACGTCCTGACCTACAACAATCCAGATGTGCTTAGCATCTAGGCTGTCAGTCTCTATGTCCATTGCTACGATCTTCATATCTCACCTATCCAATCTGTTACATCATCATGTGGATCATGCAAACCTATCAAACTTCTCTTTGAGTGTGAAGCTGTCTCCGTCGAAGCTGAGTGATCCTGCATGTCCTGTTGTTCCTGCGGGTCTGTTCTTTGTGACAAGGAGTTTGGTTGTGTTTCTTTCATCTTCGTCCTCTGTCATCTTATCCCGTTCCAGCTTGACTACAACACTAGCCCTCTTACCAATAGTCCTACAGTCCCTGATCTGCCCATCGTCATTCTCGTGTGCGATGGTGACGATGCCTACGTTCAACTCAGCCGCCATGCGAGACAGTTGCACAGCCAGAGCAGACAACCACTTCTCAATGCTCTCGTCTGTCTGACGTGAGTATGCCAAGTCTTGGATAGGTTCGAAGAAGATATACTTAACGTCACATGCCGTGGCAAAGTAACGGATACGTTCCAGTATCTCCATCGGATCTTCGTCTACACCAATGGTGAATTGATACAGGTTCTCCTTCTCTGTCAGTTCGATCAGTGCCTGATCCACCTCGGCCTGCATCTGTGCCTCGTCGATCAGGTCCTTACGTGTCAGGTTCTTACCTAGCTTGTAGCTGACCAGACCCAACAGCCCACGCTTCTTAGTCTCTTCAAGGTGACAGATAGCAATGGGAATGTCTTGGTGCTTGGACAACATGTGATACTCCAAGTACCGCATGAACTCTGTCTTACCGATACCTTCTGGTGCTTGGAACACAGTCAGGTGACCCTGCATCAGACCTAGTGCAACCTCATCGAAGGCAGAGATACCAGTGGGAATGTAGGTGGCATCATCCTCCTCGTGCAGGATGGACAGGAACTGTTCAGGTGTGTTCCATACGTTCTGAGGTGTATACTTCTTGGCATTGTAGAAGGCAGACCGATAGGACTGACCAGCGCCAGCCTCAAGGAACTCATTCGCATCTTTGTACTTGTCGTGAGGGATACGATACACCTTGTTGGGGAAGAGGTTGGCAATCTTATCGGCAGCACCATTACCTGCATCATCATTGTCTACAGACAGAATGATCTTCTCAAAGCTATTGAGCCAGTCCTTTGCCTTGCCTTGCCATAGCTTCTTAGAGGGGCTGGCCGATGGCAGAGAGACTACAGGATACTTGTAGTCAAGCATCTGATAAGCAGACATTGCGTCCAGCTCACCCTCGGTCAACACCACCATGCGGGCAGACCCTGCATTGAACCTGTCCATACCGAACAGCTCATCACCTCGGAACCCTGCCTCAGTATGGAATGCTTTTGGTAATGTCCTGATCTTCCTGCCACCAGAGGGGTAGATGTAGGCCTGCTTCTTGGCATCTCCATTCGCATCTACAAGTGTCTGCACATTGTAGAACCTCATGGTCTTGTCCATGATACCACGATATTCTCTGACCTCTGGTGTCAGAAGTTCAGTAGTCTTTACTACAGTCATCTCTTCATTCCTTTCGGGTAATGGGTATTCATCTCTTGCCCAGTCCTGCAACATCATACCCCTGTGAGGGTAACCTCGTCCACACTTAAAGCAATTACCTGTCATCTTCTCTGTGTTATAGCTGAAGGACATGTGTCCATCACAGTCCTCGAAGGGACAAGGTTTGTGTGTTAGTTCTGTCATATCTTCGGATATCCTTATAGAATATATACCTAGGGGGCAGCGGACAAGCTGAGTATACAGCCATTTTCTAATCCGTCAACCGAAAAGTTTTCAGCACCCTGTAAAAGATTACGATGAACAGATCGAACCTTGTGAGACAGGCCAACAGACCTATGACAAGTGCTACTTCACCAGCTTGTGACATATTCCTCTCCAACTGCCTGTGCTGCCCGTAGACCAGCCAACTCTCTCTTCAGGTAGGTGGTATCCTGACCCTCCCATAAGGCCTCGTCAAGGGCCCTCTCAGTGGCTGTGATGACATCATCTATGAACCACCACCTATGCGAAGTAGTTTCTCTTGACCCAGTCAATTGCAGCCTCCTCTTCTTCCTGTGTGAGTGGCACGGGGAAACCATCCCAGTCTGTGCCTGCATCAACCTTGATTGTAGGTTCCTCCCCGTCCTTGCCGTAGGCATCAACGAAGATTTCCTTATCTCCTATCTCGACAACAAATGTTTCATACCAAGCGGTCATCTCACCACCTCCTTGTTTTCCACCACACCCAGCACTCGACGCAATGTCCTTTGCCAAGTATCCTATCTATCAGCCAGACGATATTCCATCGCCCATCTTTTTTCCATTGCCAATTGCGAGCACTGAATGTCTGATTGCTTGCACCTCCTGACACTACGTTGAGCAACACAGACAAGGCAAGGCACACCCTGTATAGATATCTAAGCATCATCTGCCACCTCGTAGATATAGATATTATTCCACCATCCATTGGGCACCTTTGCCCTGATACTTGTCAACACCTGATCATAGTCTGTGCCCGATACCAACACAGTCTCTCCATGCATCTTACATGATGCAATATAACGTCTCATTCCTCAGCCTCCCAGATTAAGGTTGTTTCACCGTCACACTCAGTGCACCAGTAATTGTCATAGGTAGAACACAGCTCCCATTTTTGGTTTTCTTGGCCCCAATCTGCATAGGCATCACAAAATACCTCAGGGCTGTGGCATTGCTTACATATCGGACGCATCTCTCAGTCCTCCCACATGCTGTTGAACACTCGGCTTGCCGCTTCCCTGCGATAGCTGCCATGTTCAAGCACAGCAACCACACCGGACTCTGGATAGTCCATTGCTACAGTATCCCATGCATCGTCACGGTCCGATGCCATGATCTCTACAGAAAATTCCTCGCCCATTTCATCAGACAAGATAACGTGATAACGTCTCATTCCATTCCCTCCCATATCAGAGTGACAACAATAATAGCCAGCAAGAAGACAGCCACGAAGATTAGAAAACCCATATCACACCACACCATGTATGCGACGCCATGCAACCCATGTAGCAGCCTGCATCTGATAGGCTGTAAGACCTACCTTGTGGCCTGCTACAGCATAGGCGTCTTGCAATTCTGCCCTAAGCTTTTTGCCTATGCTAGGCACTTCTTGCATAGTCCTACGGTCTGCATTGGCAATGCACCATGCATGGCCGTCAATGACGCAAGTGTCAAAGCCCATGATGCACCAGAAAAAATCTGTGATCTTCGGACCGTTCAAGATATTGGCAACAGTCTGACAATCACCGGGCATCTCTTGCAAGATACGCCATGCCTTCTCCCACATAGTCTTGTAGGTACAGGCCGACACTTCTTCGATATATCCACCATCAACAAACGTCTGACAGAATAGCTCCGCATCGACTAGATTGCGTTCCCATTTGTTTGTAGGTGACAGTGCAGCCACAACACCAACAACAATGTGCAATGGCAACTGACACTTGTCTGCAATGTCTTGGGCAGATCGCTTGGCCATTTCATACCAGACCTGCCCATGCAGCAATTCGTCAGGCTCCACCTGCGAATAGACCGCAAGAATATTGTTAACGTAAGACATAGTCTTTCCTCCGATTGATATATCTAGGGACATGCTAGGCACACATGCCCCCGATATATCAACCGTTAAACCTGATCAAACAAACCATCCGGCCAGCGTGCTAGCATTGTGCCACCCGTTCCGACCATTGCCCGAAAGGCCTCTTTCCCCTTCGGTGTTTTGACGACGATTCCGGTTTCTGTTGTCTCTTTTATTCCACCCATGCTAGCAAGCTGGTTTGCCATATCGTGTGCCTGTGCTTTGGTGATAATGCGGGTTGTCATGTCTAGCCCCTTTCGGCGTTGATTGCTTCGGTAGGGGTAGACTGGCAAAATCCGCACACCAGGTAAACACATCAATTTTGCATACCTGATATGCATTCAGTGCATAGCTCTAAACGGTTCTATACGTGCGGGTTATAGATCATACGTGCGTGCACATGCGTGCGTGAGGGATTAATCCTA